TCCGCGCCCACCTCGCCGAACTTGCCGAGGTCCGACCAGAGTTTCGCTGACGCGGACTTTCGGTTCGCTGATCTGTTCAGCTTCGAGGGCGCCGACGAGCTATGGCAATCCTGGCGTGACGGTCTCACCCCCGACCCGCTGCTGACGGTTTCGGAATGGGCGGATCGGCATCGCTTCCTGAGCCCGCGCGCATCGGCCGAGCCGGGGCGCTATCGAACCGATCGCACGCCCTATATGCGCGCGATCATGGACGCGCTATCGCCGTCGCACCCCGCGCGGCGCATCGTGTTCATGAAGGCCGCTCAGGTCGGCGCTACCGAGGCCGGCAATAACTGGATCGGCTATGTGATCCACCATGCACCGGGTCCGATGCTCTCGGTGCAGCCAACCGTCGAGCTTGCCAAGCGCTTCTCGCGCCAGCGCATCGAGCCCTTGATCGCCGAAAGCCCGGCGCTGCGGGAGCGCGTCAAACCGGCGCGCGCGCGGGATGCCGGCAACACGGTCCTATCGAAGGAGTTTCCGGCCGGTCTTCTGGTGATCACCGGTGCGAACAGCGCGGTTGGACTGCGATCGATGCCGGCGCGATACCTCTTTCTCGACGAGGTCGACGCCTATCCGCCCTCGGCCGATGAGGAAGGCGATCCGGTCGCGCTCGCGGAGGCGCGCACGCGCACCTTCTCGTGGCGATCGAAAGTTTTTCTTGCTTCGACGCCGACGATCCATGGCGTGTCGCGGATCGAGCGGGAGTTCGAGGCATCCGATCAGCGACGCTTCTTCGTGCCGTGCCCGCATTGCCAGCATCGGCAGTGGTTGCGTTTCGAGCGGTTGCGCTGGGAGAAGGGAAAACCCGATACGGCGCATTACCAATGCGAAGCCTGCGACGGTGCAGTCGAAGAGCACCACAAGACCCTGATGCTCCATGCCGGCGACTGGCGTCCGACGGCGGAAGCCGCCGATCCCGGCACGATCGGGTTCCATCTGTCGGCGCTCTACTCGCCGGTCGGCTGGATGAGCTGGGCGATGATCGCGCGCATGTGGGAAGCGTCGCTGGCGACCGATGAAGCCAAGCGCAGTTTCAAGAACGGCGTGTTGGGCGAGACCTGGATCGAAACCGGCGAAGCGCCCGACTGGCAACGGCTCTATGAACGCCGCGAGGACTGGCAGATCGGCACCGTGCCGAGCGGTGGTTTGTTCCTGACCGCTGGCGCCGACGTTCAGAAGGACCGGATCGAGGTCTCGGTATGGGCCTGGGGACGGGGACTGACCAGCTGGTTCGTCGACCATATCGTCATCGATGGCGGGCCCGAGCATGCCGAGACTTGGGGACAACTCTCAGGCCTGCTCGACCGGACGTGGCCGCATGCCCATGGCGCGCGGCTCGGTCTGGCGAAACTCGGCATCGATAGCGGCTACGAGTCGCCAGCCGTCTATGCCTGGGCACGATCGGCAGGTCATGCGCAGGTCGCACCCCTGAAGGGTGTCGAAGGCTTCAACCGGGCGGCACCCGTCGTGGGCCCAAGTTTCGTCGATGTCACGGAAGCCGGCCGCAAGCTGCGGCGCGGTGCTCGTCTCTGGACGGTCGCGGTGGCTACGTTCAAAAGCGAGACCTATCGGCATCTGCGGCTCATGCGCCCGACCGACGAGGAAATCGCCGAGGGCGCGCAATATCCGGCGGGCTTCGTGCATCTGCCGCGCGGGCTCGAAGCGGAGTGGGTGAAGCAGCTCGTCGCCGAACAACTCGTGAGCGTGAAGACCCGTCGGGGATTCCAGCGGCTGGAATGGCAGAAGCTTCGCGAACGCAACGAAGTCCTCGACTGCCGGGTCTACGCCCGGGCGGCTGCCTGGATCGCGGGTGCGGATCGCTGGACCGATGAGAAATGGCGCGATCTGGAAGATCAGGTCGGACCGGCGCCTGAAGGAATCGTCGATGTGAAACCCGACGCCGCGATCGCAGCCGGTGTGCTGGCGCGTGCGCCCGTTGCCGGCGGCAAACGCCGATCCGACTGGCTCTCGGGCGTGGATAAAGGATGGTTGCGATGAGCTGGACCAATGCGGAACTCGACGCGCTGCGACGCGCCTACGCGTCTGGCACATTGCGGGTCAGCTACGACGGCAAGACCGTCGAATACGGCTCCGCCGCCGACCTCTTGTCGCGGATCCGCACGATCGAGCGTGAGATTGCCGGGGGTGCCGAAAACCGTCCACCCGTCGCCGGTTTCGCCGGGTTCTCGCGCGGGGAGCGCTGATGCGCCGCGTCACCTGGCTTGACCGCGCGATCGGCTCGGTTGCACCCCGGGCGGCACTACGCCGTGTGCAGGCGCGGGAGAGCTTCGATGCTCTGGCGCGCGGCTACGACGGTGCTGCCAAGGGGCGGCGAACCGATGGCTGGCGCGCAGCCGGAACATCGGCCGACAGCGAGATTGCTGTAGCAGGCGGGTTGCTGCGCGACCGTATGCGCGATCTTGTGCGCAACAATCCGCATGCCGCCAAGGCGGTATCGGTTTTGGTCAACAACATCATCGGCTCTGGCATCATCGCCCGCTCCGCCAGCGGCAATGACAAACTCGACGCGCAGGTCAATGCGCTCTGGGAGACATGGTCGGCGCGCTGCGATGCCGACGGCCAGCTCGACTTTCTCGGTCTGCAAACCTTGGCCTGTCGGCAGATGATCGAAGCAGGCGAAGTGCTGCTGCGTCGCCGCCCGCGTCGTACGAATGACGGATTGGACGTGCCGCTGCAGCTGCAGTTGCTCGAAGCCGACATGCTCGATGCCGGGCGCAATGGCGATCTCGCGGACGGTGGTCGTATCGTCCAGGGTATCGAGTTCTCAAGCCTCGGACAGCGGCGGGCCTTCTGGCTGTTCGCGCAGCATCCGGGTGACAGCGTGGTCACGACGCGGCGGCGTCTCGACAGTCTCGCGATCCCGGCTGCCGACATCGTGCATCTTTACGAGAAGCAGCGCGCCCAAGTGCGCGGTGTGCCATGGGGCACGCCGGTCATGCGCGCACTGCGCGATCTCGACGACTGGACGCAAGCCGAACTGGTTCGCAAGAAGACCGAAGCCTGCGTCGTCGGCATCGTTTTGGGCGCCGACGAGACTGAGCAAGGCATTGCGCCGTCCGTGGTGGATGCCGATGGCAACCGGGTTGAGCAATTCGAGCCGGGCCTCATCGCCTATGCGCGGGGCGGTAAGGACATCCGCTTCAATCAACCGGCGACGACGGCCGGTGTGGCGGAATGGCTGCGCGTCCAGCTGCACATCGTGGCGGCGGGTTTCCGGATGCCTTACGAGCTGCTGACGGGCGATCTCAGTCAGGTCAACTATTCGTCGATCCGCGCCGGGCTCGTCGAGTTCCGCCGGCTGATCGACGCGGTCCAGTGGCAGATCGTCATTCCAGTGCTCTGCCAGCCCACCTGGGACTGGTTCACCGAGCAGGCCTGGGCGGCCGGCAAGCTCCCGCAGCCGCGCATCCCGGTCGAATGGTCGCCGCCGCGCTTCGAGGCGGTCGATCCGCTGAAGGACGCCATGGCCGATCTGCTCGCCATGCGTTCAGGCACGATGACGCTGGCACAGGCCATCGCCCGACAGGGTCATAACCCCGATGCGGTGCTGGCCGAAATCGCCGCCATGAACGCCAAGATCGATGCGCTGGGACTGATTTTCGACAGCGATCCACGCCGGGTCACCAAGACCGGCGTGATGCAGCCCGATCCGGGGCTCACCTCTACGTAAGGACGACAACATGCATGGCACGATCGAACTGCCGGCGATGCGCCGCGCAGCCGACCTGTTGCCAGCCACGCTCGACGAGCAGGATCGCTCGATCGAGGTGGTCTGGTCGACGGGCGCAAGGGTCCGGCGGCAGCCGCTATTCGGCGAGCCGTTCGACGAAGAGCTCAGCATGGACCCGAGCAGCGTGCGGCTCGAACGGCTCAATGCCGGGGGGCCGCTGCTCAAGGTCCATGATCTCCGCACGCTCGATAGCGTCATCGGCTCCGTCGTGCCGGGGACTGCCAGGATCGATAGCGGTCGGGGCATTGCCCGGGTCCGCTTCAGCGAGCGCGACGATGTCGAGCCGATCTGGGCCGATGTGCGGGCGGGCCATCTGCGCGCCGTCTCCATTGGCTATCAGGTCCATCGCTTCGAGGTCAGCCGACCCGCCAATGCGCCGGAGGTCTGGCGCGCGGTCGACTGGACACCTTTCGAGATTTCCGCGGTCCCGGTCGGGGCCGATCCGGCGGCCGGCTTCCGTTCGGTTGACCCGCTGATCCCCTGCGTCGTGGACCGGGACGACGCTTCCCAACAGATGAGGACTTCCATGGAAGAGACCAATGTGGCCCCCACGCCGACACAGGCGGCACCCGAGCCGATCACCCGTGCGGCCGATCCCCAGCCCGATACGCAGGCCCTGATCGCCAACGCCCAGACGGCGGAGCGCGAGCGGGTCGGCACCATCTACGACCTGGCCAGCCGCCTCGGTCTGGAGCGCAGCCTGGCCGAAGATCTTGTCACGCGGGGCGTCGCCATCGACGAAGCTCGCCGCGTCATTCTCGACAAGGTGGCGGACACCGCCGAGAAGACGCGGACTTTCCCGCATGTCTCGGTTCCGCTCGGTGGACGCGACGAACGGCTGACCCGTCGCGAGGCGATCGCCAACGCGCTTCTGCATCGCTACAGCCCGACGCTGTTCGGCTTGAGCGATCCCGCGCGTGAATATCGCGGCATGACGCTCCTGGAGCTGTCGCGGGAGTTTCTGGCCTCGGCCGGCGTCAATGTGCGCGGCATGTCGCGCGATGAAATCGCGACCCGTGCCCTGCACTCGACCTCGGACTTCCCGGAGGTGCTGGCCGCCGTCACCAACAAGACGCTGCGCCAGGCCTATGACGTCTACCCGCGCACCTTCGTGCCGTTCTGCCGTCAGGTGCTCGCGACCGACTTCAAGGCGATGAACCGGGTCCAGCTCGGCGAAGCGCCGCAGCTGCTGAAGGTGAGCGAGGGCGGCGAGTTCAAGCGTGGCACGATCTCGGAGTCAAAGGAAAGCTATCGCATCGAGACCTATGGCCGCGTGGTCGCCATCACGCGTCAGGTCCTGATCAACGATGACCTCGACGCCTTCACCCGCATTCCGGCGATGTACGGCACGGCGATCGCCACACTCGAAAGCGACGTGGTCTGGGGCATCGTCACCGCCAATGCCGCCATGGCGGATGGCGTGGCGCTGTTCCACGCGACGCACAAGAACCTCGCCGGTGCCGGCGCCGCACTCAGCGTCGCTTCGGTCGGCGAAGGGCGCGCCTCGATGGCCAAGCAAACCGGCCTCGACAAGAAGACGGTTCTGAACATCCGCCCGAGCTATCTGGTGGTGCCAGCCGCCCTCGAACTCGCGGCCGAGCAGCTCATCGCCCAGAACCTCGTCCCTGCGAAGACCGGCGATGTGGTGCCGCAGTCGATCCGGACGCTCACGCCGATCTCCGAGCCGCGTCTCGATGCGGTGAGCACGGGAGCGTGGTTCCTGGCGGCGAACCCCGCGCAGATCGACACCATCGAGTTTGCTTATCTCGAAGGTCAGCAGGGTGCCTATATCGAGACCCGCAACGGCTTCGATGTCGATGGCGTCGAGATCAAGTGCCGCCTCGATTTCGGCGCCAAGGCGATCGATTGGCGCGGCCTTTACAAGAACCCGGGCGCGTAAGCCACCCCGATCCACACAATCATCCTGACGGGAAGGGGCGGCTTCGTGCCGCCCTTCGTCTTTTGGAGAGGAGTTTTCGATGAAGAACTATGTCCAGCCCGGAAAGACCATCACGCTCACGGCGCCCTATGCCGTGGCGGCCGGCGACGGCTTGCTGGTCGGTGCCATCTTCGGTGTCGCCATCGCAGCCGCCGCCAATGCCGAGCCGGTGGAAGCAGCACTCGCAGGCGTCTTCGACCTCAAGAAGGTCGGTTCGCAGGCCTGGGCCGTAGGCGACAAGATCTATTGGGACAATACCGCAAAAGAGACCACCAAGTCGGCGACGGCAAACACGCTGATCGGCGTTGCTATCGAAGCCGTGGCCAACGGCGCGGGTGACATCGTCGGCCGGGTGCGTCTCAACGCCAGCTT